ATGCCAAAAAACGTCAGACCGCTCTCCGTGAAGGAGATCGCAGCAATTACACGAGTGGGAACGACTGCTGTCGGTGGAGTTCCGGGACTCTCGGTTCAGGTTCTTCAGACTGGTGACCGCTACTTTGTCTATCGCTATCAGATTGACGGTCGCCGCTCGATGGTCTCGCTTGGATCTCTCTCTGAAATCTCTTTGAAGGTGGCACGAGAAAGGGCTGCTGCTTATGCAGAGTTGGTTAAGCGCGGCATTTCTCCGGTCGAACACCGTCGAAAAGAAGCAGAGAGACGCAAGCGTGAATCTGATGAGAGTGCAAGAGAAAGAGATCGACAACTACATACCGTTGCCGTGTGTGCAGAGGAATGGATTCAGGAGCGTGTGCAGGCGAACTATTGGGCTGCAAATATCCGTGGGGAATCTGTCATGCGCGCGTATTTTCGCAATCACATCAACCCAAAAATCGGGGCTGTACCGATTGGCGAACTCTCTCCTCAACAGGTATTCGATCTGCTGAGGCCGCTGTGGCAGACGACAACTGATACCGCTGAGAATTGCAAATCTGCAGTTTTTAATCTTTTCCGATGGGCTAAAGCTCGGGGGTATTGTGTACAAGAGAATCCAGCTGACATTAAGGGTGTTTTAGGAGTTCTTCTCGAACCTCTGCAGGCCACTCGTAAAAAAAATCGAAATCTGCCGGCTCTTGATTATCAAGAGATTCCAGATTTCTTTGTGGAATTGATGGCGTCGGATCGAGTGTCTTACAGGATGACAGCCTTTGCTATTCTCACGACTCTGCGGTCGAAGATGGTGCGGCTTGCGAAATGGACAGACGTGAATTTCCAAGAGCGAACATTGACCATCCCAAATGCAAATTTCAAGACAAAGGGACGGGGTGATCACACAGTGTTTTTGTCGGCGGCAGCCTTGCAGATCTTGAATGGGATGCCGCGATATCCAGGTATTGATTTGATTTTCCCTTCGCCGCGCCAAAAACGAGAACTTTCTGATGCGGCAATGGGGATTGTCTTTGCCCGACTGCACGAACGAAGTCTTCAAAGTGGCGGGAAGGGATGGATTGATCCCGTGCTATCTAAAAAGGAAGGGGTATTGGTGATTGCGACACAGCATGGAACTTCTCGTGCAAGTTTTAAGACTTGGACGAAGACCGGAGAAAATCGCAAACTTTTTGATGAGGAGGCCGTGGAGCTGTGCATGGCGCACAAGCTCCAGGATGATTATGGCGGGGCATACAATCGCGCGACGTTAGAGCCAGAGCGACGGCAGGTGATGGAGGCGTGGGGACAATACTGCTTTTCAAAATTATAACTTTAAGCGGGCTGGGAGGTTTAGTTCCTCCCATTCTCGTCATGCCTCAATTCGTGCAACGAAAGCATCAATATCGGCTCTGCGAAAGGCGGCGATAGTGGCGCTAAGTCGAATGGGCTTTGGAAAGTCAGGTCGTTCTCTAGCCCAGCGCCAAATTGTTGTACGTGAGACGCGTAGATATTTGGCTGCTTCGGCGGGCCGCAGAAATTCGCAAGTCTTTAGCGATTGCTGTTCTGTTTGTGTCATGGTTGACCACCTTAAAGTTACTGATTCAAAGTGAATTACGCAGTCAGTTCCAGATTGGGGTTACGTTCGATCAAGCCTTCATGGCGTAGGCGTTGATAGAAGAAATACAGTCCCTTGCCGGTTATCCGCGCATGTGCTTTTTTGTCGAGTTCCCCATCGGTGTGCTTGAACGTATGGAAACGAGTCACCATCAAGCCCTTATTGATTGAAATTTGCATAGCTTGTGTGCCTTGTTTGTAAATAAATCCCCCCATACGGAGCCAGTCGAAGAATTTTCTGGGGCGGATGCTGAGCACTTTGGCGGCTTCGGTGATGGTGTGTTCGGCATCTGATGCAGTGACTGCCTCAGCGAATTCGACTTTAGGCATATCACTCTTGACCTGAGCTTCGAGAGCCAGGCGTTGCTCGTATTGCTCTGCCCATGCGCGTGCGGCTATCGCTGGATTTGTAAAGTCGGGGAGGGCGGGCGTTTGACGCGTTCCGTACGACCCCGTTTTTCTGATCGTCGGCAGTACCTCCCCGCACACCCAATCCTGAAACCGTTCTGCGCTTTCGAGCTTGGAGCGCATGATAAGACGGTAGAGGTTCCCTTCATTTAGGTATGCGAGGGGTTGGACACCACCTTTAGTAGGGGTGTCGTGTTTCGCGACTCCCTTATTTTTGGTATGGTTTCGGAGTGCGTCCCGGGTGTTTGAGTATCCGAGAGCCTTGCACACGTCAATTGCGCAGAACCAGGGCTCACCGTTCTCGACGATGACACGAAGGTTCGAGCCTTCGAACTTGAATGTTTGAATCAGTTCATTCATTGAGAATGCTCCAAAAGAAAAGCCCCGGCGCATGAGCGTCGAGGCCTGTCAAGAAAAGTGGTTGATTACGCTGTTAGGCGTTTGGGCTGGTGCGAAGCCCAGGACTTGTAGCAATCAAGGTCTTTGACCGAGTACCCCTGTTTAGCTAGTGCTTCTTCCATAAAGCCAAGTCCCAGATCATTAACTGCTTCCCAAAAATGAGCTGCGAGAGGGGATTTCACGCGGCGCAAGAGCGCTAAAAAGAGATTCAGATCGTCTCGAAAGAGATATCGCCAGTAATAGATAAAGACAACGATTCTCTCGGCCATAACTTCATCGATCACGATCGAACCTTCGGGAATTTTCGGCGCCGGAAGCTGCGGTTTAAGTGTGCAGGTTTCGATGAGCGCGAGTGCAGCTTTCATCTGATCGTGGCGCAGGTCTTTGTAGCTCGCGATCTTGAAGTAATCGTAAAGAGCGTTGTAGACCGTCTGGTAGTGAACGGAGCTGTTCTTAGCGCGCGATTTGATGGCCTTGCGGATCTCGTACTGCTCTGTAGTCGTGATCAGCGCTGACTGGTCTGTCGGGGCTCGCAGCGCTTCTTCCATCCGCTTGAATTCGTCAATGTATGCCCACTTGAATTGCGCAGCCTTCGTGCCCGTGAAGCCCATGGCAAGGAACGTGAATCCTTCCTTCGTCAAGGCGTATGCACGATACTTGACGACGCCATTACCAAGGTTCGCCGGCTTTTCAATGTTGATCTTAATGAAGTTGTTAAGCCGTTCTTCTGGCGTGGTCTTCAAGATGGACTCGATATCACGAAGGACATGATCGTGACGTTTGCCAAAAACATCGGCAATGTTAGTTGAAAGAACGGTTGGAATGCCGTTGTAAATAGTGACCGCAGGAGCGGCTGAGTGAGTAGCAACAGCTTGCATAGCTTGTCTCCGGTAGAGGTTTAAAAACCTCACCGCCGCTTTCCACGGTGGCGGGTGAGGTCTCGCGGGGTGGAAATACCGATCTACCGGAGTCGGCCACCCGAAGGTGCCCGCGAGCCTCTCCCATAAAGAGACTTTTACGCAAGTTATTGAAATTCCCTAGCTCCCCATTTTTGGGGTGCTGGCAAACAAAAAAAAGCCGCATCAAATTGGGCGGCTTACTTGCGCCGATAGATCAGTCGGGTTTCCACGCCCGGCACCGTCGCTTTCACGGTGCAAGGGAAGAGTACTCGATCTGGAGGCGCGTGTCAAAAACAAAGCCCCGGCACGTAAGTGACGAGGTCTTTGAGGTGATGTGGAGTGATGCTATTTCGTAGTGAACTTGATCGCCAAACTCACGGAAACGCCAGTCATGATCGAAAGCGCGAGATCTTTGATTGCAGCCACCTCGGAAGGCGAAAGCCATCGAGCCCAAGAAGGCATGAGCAGATGGTAGATGTACACAATGATCATCGCTCCGCCGAGGCCAGCAAAGAGGCGCAAGGTATAGATCTTGATCTTGTGCCGATTGTTCTCTTCGTCTTTCTGATGTGCAACCTGAATCAGCAGGAGGTCGGTGTCGGGTGTCACCTCGGACTTGGAGTCAATTTGAGGCTTGAGGCTTTCTTTGAATTTTGGGAAGCTCACGCCAAAACCTCGTTCCTGAAATAGCACTTGATGGAGGTGTCATCAATCTCTTCACGAAGGTTGGCACCACCATTTGAAGAGCGATACCAAGGCGAGCCGATTTGGTGCGACCAGGTAGAAAGCTGTGACGCCGAGAATTGTCCAAAGTAGGTCAATGTCCCGATTAGCAACTTTTTGAGCTCATCACTAGCCGTCGACTCTAACACAGAGGAGTCAGTTAAGCTCTCAATGGGGTGCTTGCGAAAGTACTCAAGAGTTTTCGGGAATACGGGGCCATACTGCCACGCTTGAGGCGATTCTTTTGTGAGCCTGATGCCGAGTTGAGCCAAGGCGACGCCGTAGCAGCAGTAGAGCAATTTTTGAAGTTTTGTCACGTTGACTTCGATATGTTGTTTCCGACACATGTCAACGATGTACGCCATCACCTGGAGGCTATCCAGCGGGCGAAACGTCGTATTTTCATTCGTCATGTTGGCCTCCCTTTGTCAAGATGGTTTAGAAGAAAAGGATTTCTTCTAAACCATCTTACGACACTTGTCAAAAATTTCCGCCCCGCGTCAGGGAAGTCATTAGTTCGCCTCAAGACGCGGGGCGGAAAATTTGAAGCGCTCAGTCGCCTGCTGCTTGAGCGGCCTCGGCGGCCTTCATTTCTGTGAGCCACGGATCCTCTTCAGCTGGAGGAGCCGGCGGCATTCCAGTGGCCGGTGCGCCCGCGTCCGGCTGATCAGCAGGGTCGATGGTCGGGGCTGCTTCTGGGGCCTCAGCTTTTCCCGGAAGCGGTTCCTCTGCGACAACTTCGGGGGCTGCCTCTTCGACGGGGGCCGGAGCCGTCTTCGCTTCCTTCTGCTTCAGCTTGTCCTTGAGCGCGGCTGAGCCCTTCTTTGCGGGCAGTGCCGCTGCAGCTGCCTCAGGCTCGAACCAATCGCCAGGGACGCTCATGCCGTCACGAAGTGATTTCCAGATATTTCGAAGGCTAATGACCTGCGCCGGTTGGATCGCGTCGAGGCGACGCTGAATGCGTTTCTCGAGCTGCGCCTTACTCACGCCGAAGCGCGCGAAGCCTTCGACTAGCTTCTGGATGCCTTCAGGCGTCATGTCGACGTGCGCCTTTTGCGTAACCGTGCACTGATCAAGTGCTGCTTCGACGACGTCGCCGGGGATCACGCCGAGGATGCAGGCGCGCAGGCAGCGGGCGCCCTGGTTGGCAATCAGCTCGTAGATGTCGCGGCTGTCCGTGAGGATCTTCGTCCCCTTCTTGGTGTCGCGCTTGTGCGCGACCTGAAAGACGACTTGTCGGCGCGTATTGGTCTCGACGTCCCAGGCGTACGATTCGACCGTCGATACGTTCTTGCCCTGCGAGATTTCGCGGATGCCATACTGGATGTTTCCCCATCCCTGCGCGATAGCTTCAGCCAGTCGGATTGTCGGGCCGGTGATGTCTGTGCCGCCGCGGCTGTAGCTGTAGGTCGCGGAGTTCGCGAGCGTCGGGCGGGTGCAGGCGTTGAGAATGCGGTCCATAGCCTTCACGGGGTCGCGCGGGTTCATGCGCGCGATCATGAGGGCTGCCTGAACTTCTGCAACAGCCCGGGCCTGATCAGAGGCTGCCGTCGCCTGATCGGCGACCGGCGTCGAGACTGCTCCTGAAGGAGCGGCGAAGGGGTTGGATACGAGCTGCGTGTTTGTCATGATGTTCATTCCTTGGGTGCATAGATTCGGAAGGTGCGCTGAGACGCATATGTCTTGGCGACCTGTTCCCAGACGGCAGGGAAGTCCTGCTTGAGCTTCTTGCTGTCGACCGTCGTGCGGGTGGACGGCAGGCTCCATGAAGCAATCGTTTTCCCGTTGGACTTCAGCGAAACGGCGTCCCGCATGCCGCTCATAAGCAGCGTCTTGAGGCTGTCTTCTTCAGATCGAAGGTTGTCGATCTGAGAGCGGATCGAGCAGAGGTGCTGCCAGGCTTCTAGCATCTGAGCGTCAGCGGCGACGGTCTTCTTTGCGGTGGCCGTTCGCCAGCGCCGAGAGGCGTCCTCTGAGGTGCTGACTTCCGGCGGTGTGTCGGCCTTCACGAGCGCCCAAAAGCGTTCTTCTTGATTGATCAGCATCTCCTGCAGCTCCTTGTCGGCCGGCACGGTGTAGATGCGGAAGTCTCTGCCTGCGATGAGCACGCCGATGTCGGTTTGCTCGGCGCCCATGACGGCCATGTAGTGCTGCACCTGCGTCTGGTAGTACTCGGGGATCTCGTCGCTCCCTTCTTCCCCCCAGCCGTCGGCGCGGCTCGTCGTTTTGAACTCCACAAGTCTTCCGTCGCTTGCGATGCCGTCGAGGTTCGCGTGCATGAAGGGGTGCGTCACGCTTGAGTACATGCAGTCCGGCTTCGTGACGGTCAGTCCGGTGCTGTCGGCGTAGGCCTGGCGGATCGGATCTTCAAGCAGACGTCCCCAGTAGAGTGCGGGGGTATCGTCTTGATCTTCTCCTCGGCCAGTCTTGTCTTCCCAGACTTGATAGGGCGTGCGCCAGGGCGAGAGGCCGAGGATCGACGCGACGTCGCTGCCGCCGATGCCGGTGCGGCGCTGCGCCAGCCATTCGGCACGCGTGGCCGGCAGCGGGGTTGCAATTGCAGTTGTCATTTGAAAGCTCTCATAAAAAGCGAAAGGGCCGCACGGATGCAGCCCTGAAATGAAATTCAGCAGCGGCTGTAGTGACTAGCCGGTGAAGAAATTGATTTACTCATGTGTTAACTCACATAGTCCTCAAAGAACTTTTTGACAGCTGGATAAGTGAAGAAAAATTCTTTTTTCCCATGCTCGGATATGAGGCATACCAGTGTTTCAGTACCTTCTTTCGGCATATCAACGAGAAGGCGAGCGATTTGCAACCCTCTGTCGTCATAGCACGTTATCGTGTACCTACCAAAATCCTCTAGGACGGTGTTTGTATGGCTACTCTGAATGAGTTCTCTGATTTTTCTGAAAGAACTCTTCCAGGTCTCTCTTGGTGAGTGTTCTCCTCGATCAGAACGAGGGATGCCATGCATCTCATCGCGGACCCTTTTCAGGTGCGTTACGCTGACCGATAAGATCTCGGCAATTCGGGGCAAGGGAATATCAGCGTTGATAGCATCCTTAATGATTTCGCGGAACTCTTTTGTAAATCTCCGGGAGCGTGGAGATACGATCCGTGGAGTATTAGCCGCTCGCTCTTTAATCTGAGCAATGATGAAATTTGAGTTGTCGATTTGGTCTGTCATAGTTTTGTCGTCTGCTAGTTAAGACCGAAGGTTGTTAATTTTGTGGTTGGTCTTCTGGGCAAATTCTTCCAAGAAGGCTGGTGGTATCGGCGAGTTGTTGAAGAAGTCGTAGAGGTATTCGACAGCATCAAATAGCGTGCAGACGGCTGTTTGCCCTTCGTTCTCTAGAATTTGCTTCGCTAATTCATCTGAATCGGCTTCAAGATCCAGCTTCCGATCTAGGCAGCTAGGATCGAAGCCGTCTGGGTAGTTCCATGTCATAGCTTTAATCTCTTGATGAAAGCAAAGATGTAGTCGATGACCGTTTTTGTGGTGTTCGTAGCCGTGCGATTTCGGGCTTTGCGTTCACGCTCTTTACGGCGTGTAGCTTTACTTTTTTGTGATGCGTGCCGGTGAGGGTGAGTGGGAACGCTCATGCCGCCTCCTGTTCTTCAGAACGCCGGTGAAAATACTGGCGCCAGGATTCGACTTCTTTTTTGAAGTTCGGATGCTTTTCGACTTGTTTTGCTAGCCAAACTTCAAAATCATCGAGCGATGGTTCTTGTACACATGCGCTGTACCACTGGTACATAACGATTGCCTCACGCCCGTGACGGCTGACAGCTGCTTTGGTTGCCAATTCGAGGCTTTGGTTGTCATTGACGAAAGTAAGAGCAACGTTTCTGATTAAACAGTTCAGCGCCGCGGAGATGCTTTTAACGTTCATTGACTGAACTCCTAAAAAAGTACATACCCATTCAGGACCGCCCACCGCATGAGCAGGCAGAGTGAGATACCGAGAGCGCAGATACCGGCGCCAGTCAGAAAGGCGCAGAAGATGATTGCGGTATCGCTGAACCCAGTACGTTCGTTGTGGCCGAGAAGTTTTTTCAACGTCATGGCGTTCTCGGAAAAAAAAGCCCCGGCGCTTATTCAGCGTCGAGGCCGGGTATGAATATGTGGCGGGTTGCAATGACGGCGCCCGCCGCGCCTGCTTAATCGCCATTGGCTGCGAGCAATATCTTCTAAAACCGTGTCGATATTGCCACCCCAGATAGGCATTTCACCAATCCGTTTCGGAGGGAGTTAATTTTTCTTGTTCTTCTGCTTGAGCCGCATCGCGAAGGAAGAGCTCAATAGCAGCGAGATCGGCTACATGAGCCAATTCCAACAAATCAATAACTTTTGATGCGGAAAGCCTTCCATCGATATACATGAGCACCACTGCTGCGGCGGCAGCATGAATAGATGCAACATTCAATGGCGATGGTTGATTAGATATTTGCAACTCATCACGCTCATGATCTATTTCGATGAGCGCATTCTTAATTGAATCGATTATCTCTTGATGAGATTTAAGTTCACTCATTTCCCAGCTCCCTTTCCTTGTTAAATATGGAATGTCTTGAAAAGACCCACTACAGAACCCGCGAGCAGGTGCTGTAGTTGGCCTTTTCCCCGTCAGCACTGATTACGTCAGGCCGTGAGCTCTATAGCCTTCTGGCGGGTAGTTCGTAGCTGCGAACTTCAACTCAGCATCCAAGTTGCTGTCTTGGCTTTCCGAGACGTTTCTTTCGTTCGAGCGTTGCCGTGAGGCGGTAGCTCTTGCGCTTCCACGTGCCGCCGGTGCTTCCGTGCGGTGCTTTCAACGAGTGGAAAATGATGCCTCCCAATCGTTAAACGCACTTTAACGCACGATGCGTAAAATGTCAAATGACGTTTAACGCTACTGTTAAACGGAAATAGCTTTTTATGAGCTTGTTTGTTCATCTTTGATTGACAAATGTCAAAAAAAAAGCCCGCTCAAAGGCGGGCATGGAAAAAGTGTTTATACGACCAGCTATAGCAATCGACGGATTTGGAGACCTACATAGACACGCCCAATAACGTTAAGCGTGTCGCCATCGTCGATAGTGAAGGGCTTGTATTTGGTGTTATCGGACAGAAGAAGCAAGCCTTTGTGGGTGATCTGGATGCGTTTGATGAGCGTACTGCCACCCAACTCGACGGCATAGAGGCCGTCTTGCGTCACATCTCTTTGCGAGACATCTACGATCACTGCATCGCCATTATTAAGCGTCGGCATCATTGAGTCGCCTTTGGCCGTGATGATGTGCAGAGAGTTCATTGATGCTGACGGGCAGTAATTGCGGATGAATTCATATGTCACGCGCACCATCGTGATGATGCCGCAGCCATACTGCGATAGATCTTCTCGAGCGCCGCATGCACCCTCTGCTTCTAGCAACGGAATGGAAATCGCATCTTCAAGCCGAATCGATTGTGCTCCAGCTGCCGAGTCGTCGCCATACAGAACCCAGGCGGGCGAAACGTGAAAGTACAGGCAGAGAGCTTCTAATCCTTTATCACTTGGTCGATTTTTCCCCGTCACCCACTGAGAGAGGGAAACGTGGTTTACGCCGATAGCTTTCGAGAGCGTTCGAAGTGATAAGCCAGACTCATTTACAAGACCGGCGATGCGGGTTGCGATGTCGTTCATGAGAAACCTCCGTTCGATGCTCATAGGTTAAATCGCGTTTTACATAAGCGCATTAAACAAAAGTGTCAAACTTGCGTTAAACTGCGTTTTACATTGGAAATGCAAATTTGACACTAACGCTATGAACTCAAACAACATCGTCCGAAAAAGTGTAGAGATTTACGGAGAGCGACAGGGCATCAAGGGGCGTGGTGCATACACGGCCTTCGCTCGCGCATGCAATGTGAGCCGTCAAACGGTTTGGCATTGGTGTCGTCACAACTCCGTACCTTTGAAGTACGCGGATTTCGTGAGTGACATCACCGGACTGTCTGCCACTTCTCTCAACAGCGAGATGCGTAATGCACTGCAAAAGCAGCTAGGCATCACCGGAACTGGTCGCTAAGGAGCTCGCAATGAGCGTTCCTGCACGTAAGTGGGCACTAAGCAAGCGCACGGGGTCCTCTGCCCGCCGCGCGGTATTGAACTGCCTTGCCGACTGGATGATCGGCGAGAACGCGGTTGAGTGCTGGCCATCTATCGATACGATTGTCTTTGAGACTGAAATGAATCGCAAGACGGTCATGAAGGCCACTGCGGAACTTGTTGCTTTAGGACTGATTGGCAAGCGTAAGGTCATTGATATTGAACGGCATTGCTGGCAGACCCGATATACGTTTATTGGTTACGTTCCTAAAGAATGGGTCAAGGCCGAAAGGCCGGGCGAAGAACTCAGTTCGCATGCAAAGGAAAGTCCCAAAAACGGTACGTACCAAAAACGGTATGTACCAAAAACGGAAAGTACCAAAAACGGCACTGAGGTGCATACCAAAAACGGTACTAAGGTAGGTCCCAAAAACGGGACTATAGAAAGTCCCAAATTTGGGACAAGAACAGGGATAGAACAGGGAATAACAGGAATAAGACAGGAAGGTAAGGCTCACGCTTCGCGTTCGCTGCCCGTCGCGCCGCCGCCTCCCGGGTTGGATGACGAAGCCGAGGCCGAGTGGAACGACCTGACCGCGCGAGCTGCTCTCGAAGCAGACTCGATGCCGGAGGACGTTTTCTCTCCTGACGCTCAAACACCCATCGAGAACATCGATGCGCGCTTCGATACGGCATCCGATTCGATTTTTGGCACCGACACACCAACCGAGAATCAGAACGCCGCAGAACGCAAATCTGAAGCCATTTCAAAACCGAAGCGCAGAAAGCGAGTTGCTTTGACGCTCACTGAGCTTCCGATTGACTGGCGGATCTACTGCGAGAAAACGGCACCAGAGCTCAATCCTGATCGCGTTTGGGATGACTTTTCTGACTTCTGGCAGAACAGAGCGAAAGACCCGTTTTGCGTTGATTGGTCGCGCACTTGGCAGACCAACATCCGCAAGCTCCATGCGCTTCCAAACAACGACTTTCGAAAAGCTCCTCAGCTCAAAGCAGAAATCGCACAGGCCGCACAGGCCAAGCCGTCTCGCTTCATGACCGCACAGGAGCGCTATGAGGCCGAGCTTGATCGCTTAGGTCAGATTTCCGATGAGGAGTACTACGCCCGCATTGATCGTGCAGGCGAGGAATTTGTGCGCCGCGATAAAGAGCGTGCCGCCCGTCTGGCTCAAGAGAAAGCCAAGAAAGAGAAGAAACTATGACAACGACATTCACGACGCTTCACGATGCTGCCGCAACGCTCGTCCCGCCCATGCAGGTGCATGAATTCAACTGCCCTACGCATGGCAAGCAGGTCTACAACGCCTACATGCGCAACGGCCGTTTTGCCGCCCCTCACTGCCCCATCTGCCGAAAAGTAAGGGCTGAGGAAAGGGCGATCCTCGTGGCGGTTAAGGACGACGCCGAACGCACGTGTCGTTCTCTGCAAAACCTTTTCGGAGAGTCGCTCGGCGGCGATCTTTCATCGCGCGATATGACCTTTGCCCGATTCACCACCTCCGGATCGCCATACGTCACAAAAGCTCGAGATTTGTGTCGACGCTTTGCGGATCGATTCCTGATCCGCGAAATCGAAAAAGAGCGCTTGCGTGAAGCTGGAAATTCCGATTGGCGCAAAAAAAATGCTTTGGGTATTTGCCTTCAGGGTGATTGCGGCGTAGGCAAGTCCTTCCTCGCAAATTGCATTCTTAATCGTCTTACGGAAATAGGAACCCCCGGCTATTTTGTGTCGTGCCCAAGCCTCATGCAGGCGATTTTTGATCTGCCTTTCGGTGATAACCTGAAAACCGTGGAATCTACACTCAGTCAGATTCGCCGAAGAAGAGCTCGAGGAACATCTGGTCTCTGGCCGTCGTCTCCGTAGACCAACGGTACTGAGCCACCCTGTTCCTCACCTCGACCCTTTCCACGCAGTCGAACCAATCGAGCAACTGCTTGAGCGTCATCGATCGAATCCAGGCGGTCAGTTTTTCGTACTGCTTCCGCACAGTCTTCCCGAGCGACTCATCGTTGGCTCGCCGCTCGGCTTCCTGAGCCGTGCGCTCCATCATGCTCTGCAGCACGAAACGGTAGCCGAGTGCGACGTGTCGGCAGATTTCTTTCCCGCGTACGCTGGTCATCGTCCAGACTCGGGGCTTTCGCCCGTCAAGGTCGGACTTGACGACGCGATACGAGGTTTCAATGTCGTTGCGGCGACGGTAGCGACGAAGCGCGTCCCACGGGCTCGCATGAAGATTTGAAAGGATGATGAAAATCCCAAAGTCCTTTTGTGC